AAAGTGCTGTTCTGAGTAAGACCAGAATAGGAGCACTTATTCATGATGAAGAAACTGACTGCTTGATCTACACCAGTCTGAGAATCAATGGACTCTGCACACTCGGTAAAGAGTTTCTTGTGTGCGTCATCGTCGTTAGCAATGCTCTCCTTGATCTTGTAGATGGTTTCAGACAGTTCCTCACCATTGTCCCTCAACTGTACCCAGAAGTTGTACAGAGGCACGTAGAGGTCGTTGATCCACACGTCGGCGCTGGGATATGCCTGAGCAACGTAGATTGCCATTGAACCACCACCAATAAAGGGTTCACGATAATGCTTCAGGTCAGAAGGCAACCACGGAGCAAGGGTAGTGATTGCCTTAGACTTTCCACCAGGATAACGAAGAGGGGTTTTCAATGGGTGTTTAGTCATTCAATTTCAAATGTAGGTAGCAACTAAGACAACTCTCCTTTCAGATTTTGGTGTCTCGTGATAGTGTTCACCATCAAAGATTATAGCACCATCTTCAACAGGATCATAACTTTCACCACCAACAATTGTTTTACCACCAGCAGAAGTCAAGTAGACAATTAAATTTTTATGGTCGTAATCATGATCTGTATGTGGAACAGTTCTTAAAACCTCAGAAAAGGGATGAACGGCATTAACGCACATTCGTAGAAAAGTTGAATATTTAATGTTATTATGATTAAGAATTTCTTGAGCTAAAAGAGTTGCGTCTGCAATAAATGGTGAAACAACTTCAGGTATCAATAAATTATTTCTTTCTGGTCTTTTTATAATTTCATGAACATAATATGGAATATTTGAGTGTCCAGAAACTTCAAATCTAGTAGATTCTTTTTCATAGAAAAAAGGAAATCTAAAAGATAAAATTGTATTCTTAAAACCAAAATAATTGTATGTTTTGGGATTTTCTAAAACTTTAATCATTTTTCAAACAATAAGTTTTTTTTTGTCTGGAGTAATTAATTTGCTACCGAACATTTCATTATACTTTTTAGAAACATCCTCTTGAACTTCTGCGACATAGACAAGATGATTACGTGACACAATGATCTCAGGTTCATCTTTGCTAATCACAGTTGCCCAGGGAGCAAATCCAACACCATTATTAGTTGGAAGAACCACAAGAGCATTTTGAACAGTGATGGTGTCGTCAGTTTCAGAGACAACCTCTGCGACGATCTCTTCACCAGTTACGACACGAATAAGTTTTACATTCATTTAAAGTTACACTCCACCATGATTTCAGTTAGGGCTGCCAGAAGGTTGATTTCCTGATCGGCAACAAATGCGATTTGATACTGATACTTAGCAATAATGAGGACAGCAGCAGCAATGCTAGGACCCTCCACGGTGCTATAAAGAGCATCGTAAACACGACGCAGTAGTACACTAGGATCATTATCCAGATTGTCCACGACCCAACGACGGACTTCAGGGAAGTTCTTTTCTTTGAGATTCTTGAGAAGATCATTTACAGAAACATCCGAGAAGGTAGCAAGAATAGCACTATCAATCTTTCCACTGACAGAATATCGTTGGCACTCGTTGAGCACCCGTCTCCAGTCAGGGAAGTGCTTATTGATCAGTTCGGCAAGAACCTTTTGATCTGCCTCAATACCCTCTTTATCCAGGATGGTTTTGAGTCGTTTGAAGAACTCTGCTGCGATAGCAGGTTTTTGCTTTCCACTGATAGAGAAATCGACCACGGCACATCGAGAGTGTAGTGGTTCGATGATTTTGTTTTTGAAGTTACAGGTGAAGATGAATCGGCAGTTGTTATAAAATGCCTCAATATTTGCCCGTAGGAGGAGCTGTACATCGTGGGTCGTGTTGTCAGCTTCGTCAATAATGATGACTTTGTGCTTTGCGTCAGCAGAAAGAGAGACGGTCGAAGCAAAGTTCTTTGCCTGATTCCGCACCGTGTCAAGAAATCTTCCTTCATCGGATCCGTTGATAATAATATAATCGCATTTAAGTTGCTCACAGATTGCCCTGGCAATCGTGGTCTTACCAATGCCAGGGGGACCTGCCAAGAGCAGATTAGGAATCTCTCCCTTCTCTAGAAACTCTTTGAAAGTTTCCTTGGTTTGCTCTGGCAGAATACATTCATCAATAGTTTTGGGACGATACTTTTCGACCCAAAGAAACTCATTACGAGACATAAACTCACTCAAGTGGACGAACAAATTCGTTGGAAACAATATCAGATGCATGAAGCATCTGTTTCATATATTCTACACCATCCTGTGGATTGGTATGGTCACCACAGGTAAAAACATCGCATACTGCCATACCAGTCTCTGGCCAAGTGTGAATGCTGATATGACTTTCAGCAAGCATTGCCACACAAGTGACACCCTGAGGTTCAAACTTGTGTGAGTTGAGTGCCAGCAAAGTAGACTGACACTTCACACTGGCATGGTAAACTACATCTCTAATGTACTTCTCGTCATCAAGAAGAACCATAGAGCACCCCTTAAGGGTAAACAAAATGTGTCTCATAGACGTTTAGCACCACCAATGATTTTACATTTAGGCACCATTGCCTTAAACAATTTTCCTGCTTCTACTTGATTGATTGCTTCAATCTCACCGTAAAAATACTTTGTTCCATACTCGGGTAAAATGTATTTCACTTCCCACTTAGCCATTGTAGGTAGAGTCTGGTTCCAAAGCTATGTAGTAATTCAAGTTAAAAGAACTGTTGGTAAACTGTGACAAAAGTTTACTTGAAATCACAACATCATAAGAACCAGGAACAATCTTAATGTTCTCAACTTTGAAGTTGAAAGTGAACTCTTTATCAGTCTCACCAACAACGATCTCAAACTGGTTAGAATTGTCGTTCTTCTTGTCACGAACAACCAGTTTGATTACACCTGCTTCACCAACAGCAGCAAGATCAGGAAGTTGATACACTTGTGCTGCCTTCAGCAGTTTGTCAAGTTGACTGCTTTCCAGTTGGAAACAAACATCTTGAGTAGGAAGACTAATTGCTTTTTCTGGAGGTGCGACGATCACACTAGGATCTGCAAAGGCAAACTTGGCACGAGACTTGCCTTCACGAATGACCAGATAGGAATCATTCTGGAAATCCAGTTCAGGATTTTGGTGCAGGGAAAGTCCGTTAAGAAACTGACCAAGATCGTAGATAGCAAAGTCACGATCAAACTCTTCGGTGACTTCTGCTTCTGCCAAGATGTTCTTCATCACACTGATGGTGCGAAGTTTAGAACCCTCTTTGACCAGGATGGACTGATTGATGGAAGAGAAGTTCTTCAGCAGGGTAAGAGTCTTATCAGAAAGTTTCATAGGGGGTTTCAATTTCATTGTTTTGTCCAGAGAAGTGGTAGAGAAGAATTGCGTAGTGGATGATCTTCATGATATCCATTTTAGCACTTCCTTTCTTATCATAACGAGAGGCATACTTAAGAATGTTACTGCGGCAGAATGCCTCAGCATCACCCACAGATTCAATAAGATCTAGAGTTTGGATCTTAGAAGAGTAGTGGGCAGAATATGTACGAGTAATATAATCTTCTATTTCTTTAATGGTAAGATCTTCGTGATACTTCCAGTTAGGTTTTGTTTTTTGTTGTTCTGGTTTCACAGGTACAGCAGTTTCAAAATTAAAGGTGTTTACATTTTCAAGATAGGCATCATAGGCTTTATCTAATGCCAGATATTCATCTTCATTCATGTAATCATAAAGCAAACTCCAAGCATTAGTCATTATATCAAACCTCCGTCTTTACGTCAACATCAGAATCCACTGCATCATACAGACCCATGAATGCTTGCTTAGTTTCATCATCAAAACGATTCAAACCAAGAGTGATTGCTTTTACTTTATCACCAAAGATATTGTAAGCATTGATGATATGAATCAAACGACGAGTGCTAATAACTTCATCCACACCACCCTCTTTGAAAGTTTTACGGATAATGTCTGCCCAAGTAGCAAGATGAACACAGAACTTTTCATCATCACAGATCTTGTTCAGGATGCGAGACTCAATGGAAGTGGGAGGATACTCTTGCTCAAAAGTCAGAGCAAAACGTTCAAGGAATGCTTCGTTGAGCACATTAGTGCCAATGAAACGACCATCGTCAGAACCTTTACCTTTGGTGTTGGCAGTAGCAACTACAGTGAAACCAGCAGCAGGCTTGACCCACTTACCAATCTTCTTGAGAAAGACACCTTTACCTTCTAGAATGGACTGAAGGCAGAGGATTTTGTTGGAGGCAAGGTCAATTTCGTCCAAGAGTAGCACTGCTCCACGTTCAAGTGCTTCGATGACGGGACCGTTATGCCATGCAGTATTCCCATCAACAAGCCTAAAACCACCGATAAGATCATCTTCGTCAGTCTCAATAGTAATGTTTACACGGATCAACTCACGACCCAGTTGAGCACATGCTTGCTCCACACTGAACGTTTTACCGTTACCCGAAAGACCCGTAATGAACG